AAATGCGGTGCCTGTCATTTGACCTGTAAAAGCTACGTTTCCGATATTATAAACAAAAAGCTTTAGACTTATTGCTTCATCCGTATCTTTTATTTTTATATTAAGTTCAAGTGTTTCTTCTGCGCGAATAGGTAATGTTTCTAAAAGATTTGAGGTATCTGTAACTTTAATTTTAACCATATAACTAAAGTCAGTGACACTCTGAACAATATGAATAGCTGTAACTAAAGGCCCAATGTCAGTCTGTGGCGAATTTGAAGGAGTGTTACCTACATCACCATTTGGAGGCAGATACGGTTTAAGTATTGCACTCTCAATAGTATATGATGGATTGGATTGATCTTCTTCGCTCATCTACTTATCTTGCTTTTAAATTCTTTTACAACAAGTGGTAAGAACCTTTTATCAATTAAAAAGATTTCTTTTTTGTTATCATTTTTTGCTTCTTCGTCTTCGTAAATACGCCAAGCTTTCCATTCATCAGGAATAATTCGTTTGATGATAATCTTTCGACCGGTTTCAGTACGCAAAATAACTCTATCTTCTGCACGAAGATAAATGGTACGGAATGATTCCGGTGCAAGTCTGATAATTTCAACAGCCATTAGTAAATAATACCTCCGCCGGTTCCATCCTCACCTGCGTCGCTTGCAGTTTCTGTAACTTCTTTACTTAAATCAACTTCAACGTCTGAGTTTTCAGAATCGTCAACAGAAATTACATTGTCTTCAAATACAGGGTCAATTTCTCTATAATAATAAATGATATTCTCATCAGATTCTTCACGAGTCCATTCAAGAATATCGTTTCCTTCTTTACCGCTTTCTTCACGGTACTTATCAATAAGATAGTTATTAAAATCTTCTGTCGCTTTTGGCCATTCGTGATAAGGATCCACGATGTTATTACTCAAATAAACAACCCAAGTATAATCAGTACTGCCATAATAGAAATTAGCAATATCCTCAGGACGTTCTCCTTCGTGGATTGTGTATGGCTGAAAGGCAAATGGGTTTGTTGTTACGCTCTTAATAAAACTATTTCTTCGAGTAATATCTCGAACTTTATATCCGTCGTAGTCAACAATTGGAAAATTTTCAAAATATTTTGTAGCCATTATGTAGATCCTCCTGATGTACCTTCGGCTGTACCTTGGCTTGGAATATTTTCTCCGTTTTCATTTTCGCCAGCTGTTGTTTCCGGTGGAGTTACCGCGTCTTCATAATCATCTGCTGTTTCAATATCAAGTTCTTGGAAACTCATCGAGAGTTCAACTGCAGCAGGTACGCCGCCTTTTGCGATTGCGGTAATACCACCACCGCCGCTATAATTTACCGAAACGTTTGAAACCATACAAGTTTTAAATTTCATAAAGTGTTCTTGATTAACGCCAAGCAAATACATATCAACAGTGCTTGGGAAATTCAAAAGAACGCGAGGAATTCCGACAAATTCTTCAGTTGAAGGTAATGTGTTTCTTTTAATAGTACGAACAATATTACGAATCATTTCTGAATCTTGTTTATTACTCGGAAACAATTGCCAACTAAATGAATGGCTTTTTAAACCTACACCTTCAAACGTCAAAGTTTCTCGAGGGTTAACAACTTGGCCGAGTGCGGCATTAAGAGTACTAATTGCAGTACCACCCATTCCAGGAATGTTATGGATTTGGCTTCTTAACAAATAAGCAAGTCCTGCTGTCCCGCCACCACCTCTTGCATCTACAACACTGTTTAAAAAATTGCCTGCGTCTTCAAACATTTGTTTACCATCAGCGCCAGTTAAGTATGAGCCAATACCTTTTGTGGCATTAAATATATCTCCACCAATGTCAGCTAAACCTGATCCCAAATCACTGAGGCTTCCTTGTCCTTTTAAAAACGATTCTATTTTAGGATTTGATAATGCACCTTCAACCAAAGCATTGCGTTCAAATGAGGCGAGACGAATATCGTTTGAATCTGTAAGCTGTTTAGGGAAAGGCAATTGAATACCTACAGAACCATTCAACTCAATCTGCCGGCCTGTTGCGCGCCCTTTTGTGGGTTCTGACAATAACTCGCGGCGTGAATCAGCCCATTTTTTATATTCGTATTTTTTAAAGATAAGCAGAATCGAGTGCGGCGTTTCCTTTGTTGGAAAGACCAGCAAGTCGCTACTTTTACCACGTATTGACTTGCGGCGAGCAGCTTCAACCGAATTCTTGCTTACATTGGTGTTCTCAGCCATTAAAGCCTACCTTTTTTATATAAATATCTCTATGGATTATTTATACTGTAATAGTGGAGTGAAAGTTGGCGCATAGTGGTAGATTTCGTCCGAAAAACCCACAAAAGTACAAAGGGGACCCAACTCGGATTATTTATCGCTCTTGGTGGGAAATGAGAGTATTCCGAGATATGGATATTCATCCTGATGTATTATGGTGGCAATCAGAAGAAGTGATCGTGCCTTATGTATCGCCAATTGATGGACGCCGACACCGATATTTTCCTGACGTTATTGCACACGTAAAAACTAAGGATAATAAACGGAAAACTATTATGATTGAAATTAAACCGAAGGCTCAGACAAGGCCTCCAGATGTAAAGAATAAAAATACGGTAAAAGGTCGACTATCAAGGCGATATCTGAATGAGGTTCGTACTTGGGGAATAAATGAAGCGAAATGGAAAGCCGCTAAAAATTATTGTGCGGATCGTGGATGGGAATTTCAGATTTGGACAGAAGACCATATACCGGGAGCGAAATAAATGGTAGCAAAAGTATTTGATGATATATTGCTGAAAGGTATCCGATCTGGTGAAGCGCCAGGTCGTACAGCAGCAAGTCGTGAATGGTATCGGAATCAAGCTGCAAAGATTAAAAAAGGTAGAGTTACCGAAGCTCAATTAACAAGTGATAGAAACCGTCGTCGTGAAGAACAGGCAAATGGCAATATGTATTTCTTTGGATACGATGCAAAGCATAAAGGTAAGTTGCCATATTACGACAGGTTTCCGTTGATATTTCCAATAGGTCCAGCAAAAGGTGGATTTTATGGAATTAACTTTCATTATTTACCGCCAAGATTACGAGCACAATTAATGGATGCTTTATACGATACAGCAAACAACGATAGATTAGATTCATCAACAAAGCTACGTATATCGTATGATATTTTAAAAAGTGCATCAAAGTTTAGATTGTTTAAACCTGCTATTAAGCATTACCTTGCTCAATATGTTAGAACTCAATTTGTTTATGTGGAACCTTCTGAATGGGACATTGCGTTGTTTTTACCGACTGCTGACTTTGTTGGCGCAAGTAAGAATAAAGTTTATTCAGACTCAAGAAAGATTATAAGCGGATAAGAATATGTCATTTAATATTAATGAATTTAAATCACAAATGAATCGCTTCGGCGGTCCTGCTCGAACGAGTTTATTTCAAGTTCAATTTGTTGGTACACCAATTTTATTCGGCACAAATGCACGAGAGCGAGACCTAACATTCTTTTGCTCAAACGCACAAATACCAGGTATGACCGCGACAACTTCGGACTATTTGTCAGTTGGCGGAAGACCAAAAACATTTGTAACTGGTATGAATAACGAACCTGCAAGCTGTGTCTTTATGCTAGATTCTGACCATCAGATTCAAAGATTTTTACATGGATGGTTTCAGAAAGTTGTTAATTACAGTACAGCAGGTGGTAATCTATCAGAAGTTAATGGAATGCTACCGTATGAAGTTGGCTTTAAAGATGAATAGACTTGCCGCATGATTATTCGTCATTATAGTACATATCAACCAAATCAAAATTTTCTTGAAAGACTTTTTGATCCATATTATTATGAAGTAATACTTGATAACGCATTTCCAACGACAATATCTCCAACAGATTTAAGTTGGTCTAATAGCGATTCGGCGGCAGTTATGGCAGTATCTTTTGCTTATGATAACATTTATTATGATGGTGAACGAGTTGGTGTCCCATCTAATAGATTATCACGTGGCTATGGTTTGCTTGATTTACTTACAACCGTCGGACAAATTAATCAGCTCGTGGATATTGGGTTTAGACCACAAGGTATCCAAGATGCAATAAATAAACTAAATCGTTTTAATAATACGGTGAATACTATAGGATTATAATGGAGAATTGAATATGGGCGCACCCTTACCAAAAATTGACTTGCCTATTTACGAGATGCTTCTTCCATCAACAAAAGAAAAAATCAAGTATCGTCCTTTTACTGTAAAGGAAGAAAAGATTTTGTTGGTGGCACAAGAATCTGGTGAACCTGAGCAGCAAATCGTTGCGGTTAAACAAATTGTGAATAACTGTTTGATTGACCGAGACGTTTCAGAATTTGCAATGTTTGACCTTGAATTTGTAATGTTAGCATTGCGTTCAAGATCGGTGGATAATAAAATTCCAATCAAGATTCAAGACGAAGAGACAGGTGAAAAGGTTGAATTAGAATTAGATCTTGAAATGGTTGAATTGGAAACTCACGATGAACACACAAATCGTGTACCAATTAATGAAAACTATACATTGTTTTTAAAATATCCAACCATTGACGAATTCATTCAAATTGCTACGTCTGATCCGAACGATCCTCTAACAAGTTATTTTATTTTGATTTCTTGTTTAGATAAGGTTGCTTCTGACGATGAGGTATTTGAATTTAAAGATTATAAACGAGAAGAAGTTGATAAGTTTATGGAAGATGTATCATCTGACGTTGTCCGAGGAATTGAAAAGTTCTTTGATACAATGCCAGCAATGAAATACGAAATTCCATATGCATTGAAAGATGGCACAGAAAAAACATTTAAGGTAGCAGGCATAAACGCTTTTTTTTCCTGATGCTGTGTCATATTAATCTAAAAGATTACTATAGAATAATTTTCGCCATGGCACAGCACCATAAATACTCTATAACGGAGATTGAAAATATGTTGCCGTACGAAAGAGATCTATATTTTGGTATGTTGACTGAACACTTAGAAAAACAACAGGATAGGTAAGGCAAATGGCATTATCGGCAGAAACCAAAGCAATCATTGAAACACTTAAAGCAGAAGGTGTTGCATTAAGAGAAGGTAACAATACCAACTCTATTGGGACAATGAATGTAAAATTAGATCGCCTCAGCGGGGTCTTGGAATCTGTCGCAAAAAGCCTTCAAGCACAAACTAGTGTTCTTGTTGATTCTGCCGCACAAGAAAAAGCTGCGCGTGAAAAGGCTGCATTGCAAGCAGAATTAGAATCAGTCAAAAAGAAAAAGAAAGAAGATGAAAAGAAAACCGAAAAGGTTGATCTTGCAAAGGAAATCAGATCTGCAATTCCAAATATGCTTAAAGGACTTCAGCGTACTTTAGGTAATTTCTTAATTGGTGGTATTGGTGCTCTTGCATTAGGTGGTTTCGTTACAGGTATTGCCGATAATTTAACAGGTGGTGGATTTTCTAAATTCATTAATGATTTTATCGGTGGAGACTGGGAACAGATTCGCACAAGCTTAGCTGAAGGCGGTTACAATTTCTCGGACGGCATTAACAAAATGCTAACCTTTACTACAAGATTAGCACCAGGCGGTGATTTAAACGAAAAGATTACAAGCTTTATTGATGCAATTGCTCCTGTCACTGCGTGGTTAATTGAAAATCCTTTATTAGGACTAGGCGCTGTATTAGCAGGTGGTGCGGCATTAAAATTTGCTATGAAAGCATTAACTCGTAATTTAAGAAGAACAGCAGTAAAACTGGCGGTTGGTGGTCTTGCTGCATTATCTACTGGGTTATTAGGAAAACCACCTAAAGCGGATGTTGATGTTGATGGTGCAAAAGCCAAAGCAGACGCTGCAAAAGCACAAGCCGAAGCAGACGCTGCAAAAGCAAAGGCAGATGCAGAAGCTGCAAAAGCAAAAGCAGATGCCGAAGCAAAGTTAAGAAAAGGACAAAAGTTAACTCCTGACCAATTAGATGCTCTTGCCGGCCGTGGTAAATATGCGACTGCCGTGGCACCAGGAGTAAAAGCAACTGCACCTGAGGTTATGTCTGAATCTCCAAAGAAAGCTAATTTTGCATTTACCGGTGACGATGGCACAAAATACGTTACTACACAAGACGGTGCAATTAAAAGAGCTGATAGCTCACAAGGTAGATTTATTTCTAATATGTCAGGTAATCTTGTTGATCTTGATAAATCACCTACTGTGGCTACTAAACCGCCTGTGGAACCAATGAAACCTGGTGACCTTGGTAAAAAATTAGCAGCGGAAAATAAAGGAAAGGTTGCTAAGTTAATTGCAAAGAAAATGGTTGGTGTTGCAGTTAAAGCTGTGCCTGTTTTGGGTGCCGCGGTCGGTGCTTGGTTTGCTGCTGTAAGTTTAGCAAAAGGTGATATCACATCAGCAGGATTAGAAGGCGGTTCAATTTTCCTACCATCACTATCAGGTGTACCTGTTGATATTATGGCAGTTGCCACAAGTACTTTCTTTGATACGTATGGTATGTCATACAATCCTGCAGATCCTGAGCACCGCGAGATGATGAAAGATATTCTCGAGCAAGTGGAACAGGCATTTGAAGATTGGAAGAATAAGAAAGATTTAGATGCACAAACAGCGTACGAAGAAGGTGACTCAATGACTCGTGCGGAAATGAATGCTCGTGCTGAACGTGCTATAATGGGTTATAATGAAATGAATGGATCTTATCTTGGTATCACACCTGGCATGGCAACTGGCCTTGGCGGTGTTACAACAAGAACTGCGCCTGCAGGATTCTTTGGTGGATTCCCATCAGCTGACGAAAATGCAGATTTCTTTGAACAAATGAAGCAAGGTCAATATTATGCAGGTTCTGCAGCAAACTTAGCAATGCACGAGCAACTTGCGGCGAAAGGTGGTGGCGGCGGTGGAACCTATAACGATAATCGCGTTACAAATAATGTAGTACAAGGCGGGGATACGGTTCAAAACAGTAGCGATGCTGCTGTTATACAATACGGCGGAGAAGGAAGTGGAACAAGACCCGGGATGGGTAGTGTTAATGTTCCCGGGTCTGTCCAGTAATATTATTTGTCGCCTTTATCAGAAACGAATGAATACATTTCTTTGGCTTTTGCCATCATATCTTCAACAGAATACATTTCTGTAACTTTTTGAAATTCTTCCATTTGCATCTTACCTTGCTCCATCATTTTTTCAGCAAATGACACGTTCATGTGATATTGCTGATCCATATACTCTTTTGCAAGTTGTAACATTTCTGAACGAATTTCGAATGGGTTTTTATTTGACATAATTAGTCTCCTGTGTATGTGTGGGTTACAAATATTCATTTAAGCTCTTTCTAAAGTGGAGGGGCTTTCACCCTCCTAGCTTTTTATTTATTCCGTTAGAAGTTCAGGCTCGGAAGAACCACCAATGGCGATCTTACGCGGTTTCTTTTCTTCAGGAATAACGTTCTCAAGTTCAATTGTAAGAATGCCGTCAACGAACTCGGCGCCACGAACTACAATTGTGTCTGAGAGTGTAAAGGTACGACGGAATTGACGAGCGGAAATTCCACGATGTAGATAACTTCCTTCTGTCTCTTTGTCTTCTTTCTTACCTTCCACTGAAAGAACACCGTCTTTCAA